TGTGAAGAGTGGTTAAAACAATCTATTGAAATCCAACAGGATCCAAACCTTGACTTTCATGCCAAGAGGAACCTAATCGGATACCTTAGATCAAAAGTACCAGGTGAATGTAACCAAGTGTTAACATAGGACGCAAGTAAGTCGCGGAACGGAGCGTTCATCCTATGTTTTCATTAGCACTGATCTTTTTTAGTCATGTCCCAGTGGAGAATTATCTTCGCTGTGAAGACTATGAATGGTTGAAGCAGGGACTACAAGAGACAACTCTTTTCACTCCCTTTGAGAAGGCTGATATTCTCATCCATTGGATGGAACATACAGACCCTCAATGTTTTGATAGCAAGGACGCAAACGACTGAAGGAACGGGTTTTAACCAACCTTAGTATTTCAGGTACAAACAAATGAACACACTTACTTTGATCAAAAAGCAAATCCAAAAGGCTAACGCACTTCACGATGCTCAGATTGCGATGACCACCTATCGTGGTGTTCGCTATGAGTGCCAACAAGGTGCTGAAGAAGTTCATGGAACTTTTTGTTATAGAGGACACACTTACAACAAGTAGACCCATGCAGGCACTTCAAATCGCTGGACTAGGTACACTATTTTGTGTAAGTTTTATTTGTCTTATCTACGGTGAAGTCCTTCTACTAACAAAAAAATAAATGGAAAACTATGTCTATCATGATGATGACATGGATAAAGACAGCAGACCACCCAGATGTTATCAACTCAAATATAGAGGAGTAACATATTGGTCCTGCTATCGGATACATTTATCCGAATATTTCGAACAATTACTATCGGTTGAACCTGTGTTCAATCGTAAACACTAGGGGTTGCCAACAACCCCTTTTTTTGTATAATGAGTCTAAATATGTGAAAGCAGGTGAATGACACACCGAATGGACCAGATTAAACCTGACCATTATGTTACACATGAAGAGTGTAACCGAATGATTGAAGATGCCATTCGACAGCATAATAGGAATGCTTCTTTGATTAGTATGACTCTTGGTATTATTTTTCTTGCACTATTTGCTGAAGGATTCTTCAGGGTTATTGGAATGATCCCACCTTTCCTGGGAATTGATGTCAACATGGTGCAGGATATTGTTGATAAGCTAAAAGAACAACTTCTTTTAGCACTGCAATGACAGAAATGCCTCACTATCTGGAAATAATTGCCTGGTTGGGCCTCATATTCTTTGTTATTTCCTTTTTTCTTCAGGGATTGATGATTGCTTCAGAGAGAAATGGATACCAACAGACTCCAAAAATTAAATCTCATCCAGAAATAGAAGAGATTAGGGGCACTGGAGTTCTTTTGGGTGTTTCTTTTCCTAGACCCACTCCAGAATTACCAGAACTGGATGAAGATGATCCGTATAAGGTCCTTCAAAGAAGGGTCTACGAGAAAAAAATAGAAGAACTTTTCGAAGAACCATCCACTTATGAGGACGATGACGATGACGACTTCGGAGTGGCTGGAATTCGTTGAATTCACTAGTCAAATTTTATGGTTATTTGTCTCCTGGATGTCAGGAGTATTACTAGGTTACATGGTCGGCAGAATTCACGGAGGAGACTAATGTCAAGTCTAACATTTTATACAATTCTTGTTTTTGGAGCCATTGGATTTTTTGTACTATGGGGATTGACACACGCCTACGGATAGAAACTCTGTATCATCCAGAGGCAGAAAAGATTAACAAAAAATTGTATGATTTTATCTCTTGGTTGCCTGATCAGACAAACAAGTCAACTAGTCTGATCGTCACCAAACATACTGGGTTTCATACCTACCCCAAGTTGTTCAGAGATTTTAGTGATTGGGTTCTCCAGAATACTTCCTTTGATATACAACCAGAGAAAACTGAACTTTGGGCAGCTGTATACAATGAGGGAGATTATGCTGAACCTCACACACATATACCATGTTCTTACTCTTTCGTGTATTATGTGACTGTACCAGAGGGATCTTCTCCTTTAGTATTTGAAGATGGATCTTTTATTGATCCTATACCAGGTATGTGTATTATTTTTTCATCAGACACCAAACACGCTGTCCCAGAAAATAAATCTAATGGGAGAGTAGTTCTCGCAGGGAATTATTACACATGAGACAAAATTTAATCTTATTGGCGTGTCTTTCGCCAGTCGCAATCATCTACATAGTAATGAAACTTGCAGTATGGTTAACTGCCGTTAATGCTGAATCGGATTATGTCAGAAAAGAACCATTTCGACAACGAGGACCCTTCGTGGCAAATCCATATGAAGACGTTGATGAAGAGGAAGAGGAATATGGAAGTCGTACAGATTATCGATAATGCTCTTTATGAGTGGTATTCTGAACGAGGACTGACTGTACCACAGTGGAAACAACAAAAAAATCCACAGTGGTGGATTGATTATTTAATTGACCTAGGCATTGACCCGACAAACCCATGATGTTAAAGACTGCATTACTTTGGATCTCCATCCCATTTGTTATTACTACGTTGATAATGGGATTCTATAAAGGAGAGAATGATTACTACGATTCAGATGACTACGATGGTAATGGAACTGCCCACTAAATATTGATAACGTTTTGGTTATTATGAAAAAGAGCATACTAAAGTTGATTGAAAAATCTCTTCGGTTTCACCATCAAGACATCCATAAAGAATTGGATGAAATTAAACTCCATCTTGATTCTATTATGGGCAAGTTGGAGTCTTTGAGTGTTGAAACAGATAATAAAGAGGCTTTAAAACAGGTTATCAAACACGAATTGAATAACACCTCTTTCAAATGGAACAATGAATATAAATTTGTTCCTGCTGGACAAAACGATGACTCTCTGTTATCATACGAAGGCACCACTGAAGGACAATGACTTTTTTATTTCTGATCTTATTGAATTTTGTATTGTTTCTGTACATAAAAATTCGGTTGGAGAAAAAGTTTCAGAACTCTTACACTGTTTTCTTGACGGATGGTGAAGGTAATCGGCAGAGGTTGTCTGATACAATCTCTTACCTTTTGGAACAAAGTCAAGTCCAAGAGAAGAGACTTCTCTATATTGTAGATGAGATGGCCCAACAGTGGGATTCCATTGAACTCATTAAAGATCAATTAGAACTGGAGGATCAAAATGGATCACAACAAACATGAGAAACGCCGCGATGCTCTTGGATTGTTTTATGAGAGTGTATTAAAACCAGACCATCAACTGCGTCAATGCGCTCATAATCAAAAGTGTTTTAATGAGTTAATGGAATGGCGCGAAGAAGTAATTAGGTATCTAGATGAAAGACGAAACCAAGAGTTTAATTCCTGAACATCCACACGCACATTTAATTGATTCTGGAAATTGGTATGATCATGGGACAGGAAAATTTGAACTCCGCAAGAACCGATTTGGATTGTGGTCTAGCCATGGTGAGGATGGTGCGGAGTATGTCACCGCACTTACCAAGGAAAGTTGTTTCACTGGAACTTTGTTCTACCTACATGGCAAAAAATACGGATTTGCAGATGAAGTTAAATCTTATGCTGGAACTGTAGGCGGAAAACTGTAGTTGACTGATCCTATATAAGGAGATATAATGCCAACATATTGGGAGATTCCAAATGGCTCAACAACACTTAATCCAACTCCGTTACTGTTTTAAAGAGTTCCCACAAACAACTCTTTCTGTATATCTGAAGGATATGAAAGAGGTTGAGAAGTACAAACAGGAGCACCCAAATTATATGTTCTTGGAGACTCTTAGAAATGTATGAAGATCTAAATTGTTTTGAAAAGGCTCTTTCTCACTTTGGAACGAGGGTTGAAATTATTGTTGCCCTTGAAATAGGCGACAAAATTGATGGGGACGATGCCTATCACATGATCAAAAAAGAACTTAAGGATCTGAAAAGGATTCGTAAACAATTTAAAATTAACTCCGATTGTGGAGATTGTGAACTATGAAAATTTTTCTTGATACAGCAAACATCGAAGAGATTCGTAAGGCGGATGCCACGGGTCTTGTAGACGGTGTTACTACAAATCCAACTCTTATCCTTAAGTCGGGGAAAGACCCCGTAGAGACGATTAGGGAGATCTCTCAGGAGTTTCCTCACTTCGAATCTATTTCCGCAGAGGTTGTCGCTGACGATGCTCTGGGAATGATCGAACAGGCCCAGGTCTTCAAAGACATGCCGAATGTTACTATCAAAGTACCATGTACAGTTGAGGGTCTCAAGGCATGTAAAGCTCTCCGTGCAGAAGGATTTACTACCAATGTTACCTTGGTATTCTCTGTTGCACAGGCAATTCTCGCTGCAAAGGCAGATGCAACTTATGTTTCTCCCTTTGTTGGAAGAGTATCCGATAACTCTTTTGGTGGTATCGAATTAATTCGTTCTATTGCCGAATGTTATCGTGAACATATGGTCCGCACTAATATTCTTTCCGCTTCACTTCGTGAGGTGAGTCAGGTTTCTCAATCTTTTACTTGTGGTGCAGAAGTCTGTACTATGCCTGTAAAGGTATTTGATAAAATGTACGATCATGTATTGACTGAGAAGGGTCTAGAACTTTTCCAAAAAGATTGGGATTCTATTAATGGCACTGTCTGATTCTGTTATTGAATCCCTAAAAGAAGCGGATGCTTGTCTTCGTAATGCCCTTGCGTATGCTGCTCGTCAAGAGGAACCATATGTGGCATTAAACATCTCTAAGATGTTAGTAGATATCGATTCTCTTATTTGTACTGATCGACTTCTCGATGACATGCAAAACATGCTTAATGATAAAACACACGAAGACGATTAAAATGTACACAATTTACGGTAAAAAAAACTGCGGTTTATGTAGAAAAATTATCATGGTTCTTGAGCTTCTTGGAAAGCCGTACAGCTATAAAGAACTCGAAGTTGATTTTACCGAGCAATATTTCATGGATAAATTTCCTGGAAAAAATCAGTTCCCGCAAGTAATGCTGGACGAAAAACACCTGGGAGATTGCAATGAAACTATTGCTTATCTCAAAGAACATCGCATCCTCAGTTGATGGAAGATCGTGATCTCCACATAAATAGAGGTGTGGACTTAATGCTATCGGGAGGCGGCCCAAAAGAGATCAAGGAGTCTAGAAAGACTTGGGAAGTCTACTTCGGTAAGTTGATCAATATCTTCCACAGAGAGATTGACTTTCACCTACAGGTTTCCCTTGATATAAGAAAGAAGTAATGCCCGTGGGAGGTACAGAACATGGAAGTAACACTTGTTGCGATATTTGTTTTAATAAGTGTGATGTTTTTGCTGATTGGTGGTATAATTGGTTGGTTATATCAGCAGCATCAGTTCTACACTGCGACACCCGCCCTCCATCCAGAGATGTTTGATGTCAATGGTAATGTTATTCCTGATGAAATTTTAGCCGTGAGGTTTGAAAACAATTATGACGACTACGAAGAGATCGACGACGAGGACTAAAAAAACCACGTCTACTACTGCGAAAAAAACCACAACAGGACCAAAGAGTATCACAGTTCAAAAGATTGAACTGCGACCAAACTCTTTGGTCCATGAAATTCTTGGAGCAGTTGTACAAGAGAGGACAAAGGCAAAGAAAGTGGAGATTCTTCGCAATTATGGCGGAGACTTCCTCAAAGCCTTGTTCATTTGGAACTATGATCCGTCAGTGATCTCAATGATTCCTGCAGGGGATGTTCCATACCAACCTCTGACTGAAGAGGCTGCCCCAGATCCTAAGAGAGGTATCCCTCAACGTTCTACTCTGAGAAACGAGTGGAAACGTCTTTATGTTTTTGTTAAGGGTGGAAATGATGCCCTCAATAAGATCAAGAGGGAGACTATGTTTATCAATATGCTTGAGTCCTTGCATCCAGAAGAGGCAAAGGTTCTTTGTTTGGTTAAAGATAAGAATCTTCAAAGTGTATATCCCATCACTCAAGAGATTATCTCTGAAGCATATCCTGACATTCAATGGGGAGGTAGAAGTTAATGGGGAAGGGAGTGAATATCATTCACCAGGACTGTGATCCTTCTATGGCTGATGACAGGTCTTTACCCTACACTGCATATCTTGTAGAGTATGAAGACAACGGACAACGAAAGTTCGATATCTCTGTCGCGCCAAAGAGAGTTGATATTTTCGACTATTACTGGGATAGGTTTAGGTCAGTGATCAACATGACCCAATCTGAAGGCAGAGTTAACCCCAAACTTTGGGGTGCTCAAGTTAAATCATCTAAGAAAAAATGAATGAAGATGGTAATGCCGAAGTCACATACAACCTTGATGAAATTCAAAAGTTGACTCGGACATATAAAAAATTGAAGAAGTACATGAAGTCGAATATTCATGAGATTCGTAGTCTCAGTGGTGTCGATGATGGTATTTCTAAACTACTGAAAGATTATGGACAAGATCAAAGTCAAAACAACACCACAGAATGTGAAGGAGGCCAATGAAGGTCTCTTTTACGCTAAGATGAATTTACCTGCTGCGGCGGCTCATTGTGGTATGACCAATAAGGAAATGAAACTCACCTTTTGGGAGTATTTGAAGTATAATCCGCCCACTTATACCAATGAAAACACAAATACTTGATGACTTTCTTGATTACTCTGACTTTAAAAAGTTAGAGGAACAAGTAATGGGGTTTTTGTTTCCCTGGAACTACTATGAGGGGATTGTGTTGCCAGATGATGGCAAATATCAATTCACCCATTGTTTTTATAATGAGTATGAACCTAGAAGTCAATATTGGCCATTGGTTCAACCTGTGTTTAAATCTTTAGGCGCATCTTCTGTTCTTAGGTGTAAGGCAAATTTACTACATAGAACATCTGAGATTCAGGTCAATGATTTCCACACGGATTATCCGAATTGTATTACTGCCATTTTGTATATGAGTACAAATAACGGCTATACAATTTTTCGTGATGGTACTAAAATAGATAGTGTATCTAATCGATTGGTAGTATTTGATTCTAATCTAGAACATGCTGGTACTACTTGTACTGACCTCAATCGTAGAGTGGTTATTAATTTCAACTACAACATATTTGAAGGTGTGCCATGAATAAAGATAGACTTAAAGTTCTTATAAAAAACTTGGAAGTATTGATTGAGAATTTGAAAACGGAAGTGTATGCTGATAAAGATGCATACATGAGAAAAGAAGAGTCTGAATTCGGATTTAGGTTCGAAGGCAGAGATGATGATGACGGTTATCCAGACTAATTATGAGTGCAAAACTAGTAAGTGTTACCCCTGATGCAGAAAAGACCATGGCGTATATTGCCAGGGTTTCCAATCCTGCAAATCAAGAGAATGAAAACTATGCAGGTCTCTTGAAGTATTGTATCGTTCACAACCATTGGTCTGTGTTCGAACAATCTACTATGACTCTTGAAATTGAGACTACCCGTGCAATAGCGGCTCAAATTTTGAGGCATCGCTCGTTCACATTTCAAGAGTTTTCCCAACGGTATGCAGATAGTTCTCAGTTAGGTCAAATTCCTCTGCCTGAACTTCGCCGTCAGGACACAAAGAATCGTCAGAATTCCATTGATGATCTTGATCCCGAAACTGTGGATAAATTACAGAGACAAATGAAAACCCTGTTTAGTAGTGCAGAAGCTTTGTATCAACAGATGCTTAGTCTCGGCGTTGCAAAGGAGTGTGCTCGTAATGTGTTGCCTCTCTGCACGCCAACAAAAATCTACATGACTGGTTCTTGCCGTTCGTGGATTCATTACATCAATCTTCGTTCTGCACATGGTACTCAGAAAGAACACATGAATATTGCTGAATCTTGTAAGGCAGTGTTTATGGAACAGTTCCCTGTGGTATCTGAAGCATTGGAGTGGACCTGATGGCAACGTACCCTGTAAAGAATACCGTAACTGGTGAAACTAAAGAGGTGGTCATGAGTGTTCATGATTGGGACCAGTGGAAACTAGATAACCCCGAGTGGGTTAGAGATTTCTCTGATCCCAGTACCTGCCCTGGTGTTGGTGAAGTCGGTGAGTGGAGAGACAAGATGTCCAAGACTCACCCTGGTTGGAACGAAGTTCTTAAAAAGTCGGAAAAATCTGCTGGTATTAGAGGCAGGTACAACAAACTATCTCGATAAAATTATGGCAAGAAGAAAGAGGAAGACTGACGATCCCATCGGAGTGGGAATGACAGCAAAACAAATGCGTCGCAAGAAACCAATCAACAGTGAGATGTTGGTTGATATTGAACCACTCACCGATAACCAAGAGAAACTCTACGCTGCCTACGATGAGGGCAAAAACATCTTTGCATATGGTGCTGCTGGTACTGGTAAGACCTTTATCAGTCTTTATAAGGCTCTTTGTGATGTTCTGGATGAGAACACTTCATATGAGAAACTCTATATCGTCCGTTCCCTCGTTTCGACTAGAGAGATTGGATTTCTCCCTGGAGATCATGATGACAAGGCTGCTCTGTATCAGATCCCATATAAGAACATGGTCAAGTACATGTTCGAGATGGCTACTGATGCCGATTTCGAAATGTTGTACGGTAACCTGAAGACTCAGGAGACTATTTCTTTCTGGTCTACCTCATTTATTCGAGGCACAACAATGGATAATTGCATTGTGCTGGTCGATGAAATGCAAAACTTGAATTTTCATGAATTAGATAGTATAATTACACGAGTTGGAGACAACTGTAAGATTATTTTCTGTGGTGATGCTACTCAGACGGACCTTACAAAGTCCTATGAAAAAGATGGCATCATTGACTTTAAGAGAATTATTGAAGTCATGGAAGAAGACTTCGGTGTAATTGAATTCGGACTGGATGACATTGTGCGTTCGGGTCTTGTGAGAAATTACTTAGTTACTAAACTTGCCCTTGCTTTATAATGTTTATTCATCTCGACAAGCTAAAAGACTTTGATCTTGAAGCTAAAATGATTGATGGTGTGCGATATTACACAACTCCTGGAGGAAGGCCTATGCCTTCCATCACCTCAGTCACTAGTTTCTATAATAGAAAAGTTTTTGAAGATTGGAGAGCCCGTGTTGGACAAGAAGAGGCGAATCGTATTTCTCGCGTTTCAACAACCAGAGGTACTAAATTTCACGACTTGGTTGAGAAATATCTTCTCAATTTGGATGTCAAATCTCAGAACCCACTTCCTTCTACGATGGCATTGTTCCTCGCGGCAAAGGATTCTCTGGACAAGATAAATAATATACATGCACTTGAAAAGTCACTCTATAGTGACTATTTTGGCATTGCTGGGAGAGTCGATTGCATTGCGGAGTACGACGGAGAACTTTCGGTAATCGACTTTAAGACTTCCAAAAAAATTAAACCTGAAAAATGGATTGAACAATATTTTGTTCAAGAAACTGCATATGCCTGTATGTACTATGAAATGACAGGCGAAATCGTGAAAAAACTTGTCACCATTATGGTGGCTGAAAATGGAGACTGTGTTGTTTATGAAAAACGAAACAAAGGTGACTATATTAAACTTCTTACCAGGTATATTAAAGAATTCGTCACTTATAAACTCGGAGAGTATGGAGAAAGACGTTAACGACCTACTCAAGGAGAAGTTCTTGTGCCAATCTAAGTTCAGTCAGGATATTGAAGTCCTTGTTCTGAACTCAGACTTGAATTATATTGAGGCAATAGTAAGTTACTGCGAAGAAAACAATATTGAATTGGATTCTGTTTCTAAACTTATTTCTAAACCCCTCAAGGAAAAGTTAAAGAATGAGGCAATGGAACTTAATTTCTTGAAGAAAAGTTCTAGAGCAAAACTACCATTGTAATATGGAATGACGCCCTTTGATGTATATAAAACCTATCTTTCGTTTAAGAACCACTTTACGAAAGATAGTTATGACTTTTTTAAGTATAAGGGAAAGACTCGGGCAAACGAGTCTACATTCAAGAAAAGAAAGGATCGATATTTTTTCGAGAGGATGTCTCGGAAGAAAACCGATCAAGAAATACATGATTACTTTGTAGCTAGTTTTAGTCAGGCAGAAGACCCTAGATCAGTCTGGATTGGTCAGATTATAGACACTGGTGACCGCCGATATTCGGAGTGGTCCGATAAAATGAAGACACTTCAGTCAATGTTTTCTACTGAGGTGTCTGTTTTCATACAGAAGTCTAGGTTTGATGAACTCTTTGCCTGTAAAAACGGCAATCATTCGGACATTCTGAAGAAACATCTCCAAAGTGCCATATCAATAGAAACCATGATATTATTGGATAGTATTCTTGGTTACGCAAAAGACTACGATTCTCAACTTTTTGACCCAGTGTGGGAAACCGTAAGTTTTAAAATTAGAAAGTATAAATCCTTTCTAAATATTGACATCCAAGAATATAAAAGGATTCTAAGGGAGAGTATAGTGTGACGAGTTTTTTCGATTCCCCAGTGGTTCGTGCCGCTGTAACCGAATTAAATGAACTACAAGATGAGATGGCGAGATTGATGTTCAAACATCCAGCTTCTCTGACCAAAGAGGACAGAGAGGAACATCTTCGCCTCATGAAACAACTTTTGGAAAAACAAAAACTCTTCTACTTTCGTCTAAAAATGTCTGATGACCCTAGGGCAGTGGAGATGAAGGAAGGAATCATGGAATCTGCGAAGTTCTTGGGTCTTCAAGAGGGTCAACCAGTTGAGTCTTTCTTTGATAGCCTTACTCAGGTTCTTGTGGATCTGGAAGAAAGGTTGGACCAGCCAGAAAACTGGACCGAAGAGGTTGACGAGGACTAAGACTGACGATATAATTAAAAAGTTCAATACCACTCAATACGAACAAATACGGAGAACACATGTCATTTGCAAATCTGAAGAAACAGTCCCGCTCTGGATCTCTCACCGACAAACTGATGAAGAAGGTGGAGAAACTGAACGAAAAGGGTGGGTCATCTACGGATGATCGTTTCTGGAAACCTGCCGTTGACAAGGCAGGTAACGGTTATGCCGTTATTCGTTTCCTTCCCGCTGCTGAAGGATGCGATCTCCCTTGGGTGCAACTCTGGAGTCATGCATTCCAAGGCCCTGGTGGATGGTATATCGAAAACTCTCTGACCACTATTGGTAAACAGGATCCCGTTTCCGAGCACAATCGTGTTCTTTGGAACAGTGGTCTGGATTCTGATAAAGAAGTCGCTCGGAAACAAAAACGTAAACTGTCCTACTACGCCAACATTTATGTTGTCAAGGATTCTTCGAACCCTGAGAACGAAGGTAAAGTTTTCCTCTACAAGTTTGGTAAGAAGATCTTTGATAAGATCTCTGCATCAATGCAACCTGAATTTGAGGATGAGGATCCCATCAATCCTTTTGATTTCTGGACTGGTGCCAACTTCAAACTGAAGATCAAGAACGTTGCAGGTTATTGGAACTATGACAGTTCCGAGTTCGCCAAACCCTCTGCTCTTCTGGAGGATGATGATGAACTCGAAACGATCTACAACAACCTGTATGATCTGAATGCTTTCATTGCTCCTGATCAGTTCAAGGACTATGATGCACTGAAGAAGCGTCTTGATGCTGTCCTCGGCAACAAACAACAACTTCGCAAACCCGTTGACGAAGAGGTTGATGATGAGGACAACGATCGTGGTGATGTTGAGGAAGAACTCGCATCAATCGCTGCATCTGCGACTCGTAAAGCTCCTGTCGTTGAGGAGACCACCGATGAGGATGAAGATGATGCGATGAGTTACTTCCAGCGTCTCGCTGAAGACTGATACCAAAATCGATCTTTGATTCCCTAAATGGTCGGAAAAAATTTCCGGCCATTTTTTTATGCCTGGGGTTCGTTGTCTTCTGACTCAGGCAACAACCCCTTTACTTCTTCTATTTCTAAACACTTTTCGAATCTATCTCTCAATTCGTTCAATTTTGTCTGTTCTTGAAATTCTTGAATATAACCATTAATTTCTTTTTCGAGTGCATTTAGTGCCATACGATATTTCATCTTAATATCAATCAATCGCACCATATCCATGTAGAATTCGGTGCCCTTGTTGATAAATTCTTCGTAGGTCATTAGATACCAGTCAAACGTGGATTATATCCTTGTTTTAGAGAGTCAGTTACATATTGGGAAGATTCTTCATATCTCATGATCTTTTTCATATCATCAATAAACACGCCTAGGTATTGATTCTTTAATATGATGATATTTTTCTTTTGTTCGTTCAGGTCAAATTCATATTTGTAGTTTGTGATTGGAGTAATTCCTGTTCCTAAAATTACTTCACCATTTTCATCAAGTGCGGTTCCATGAAGATCTACTGTGGCGGCAGGTGATTGTTCAACGGGAATGTTGTCGTTGAATTTTAATTCCTGATTGGTTTTTTGATCATATACTGAGATGTTGTAGTTTGAATCGACAACTAATCCGTCAGGAATTACAGTTCTCGTAAAACCATCTTCGAAAGCAGAGGTTTCATAGTGGTGTATTTTATATAAGTTTTCCTCTTCTCCATACTTATCCAGAAGATACTTTCTGAACGTCAGATCATCCATGGGCCAATCTTGCTGGTAGTTCTGGATGTTATTCGTGATTAAAATTACCCAGTCAAGGTTTGGATCTCCATACTGACGATCTGCAATTTCATCTGGACGAAGATTGCCAGGAATGGTGAAGTATTCATAAACAGTTGCAACTGAGGCAATATCTTCCCTTAATCTAGGTCTTTTGAAGATATTTTTTACGGTTACATACTCATCATTAGAACTTCTGTCTAATTGCCTGGAGACGTAATCGAGATTTGGGAAATACCTGAAATAACTTCTTACTGCCATTTTTTAGTACCCTACATGATCGTCGTTGATTTTTCTCAAATCGCCTTTATTTGTCTGATTGCCAAAATCATCAAAAGTGGCAACTCGGTTTGCATTGACATTTTGATTGTAATCTGTGTTGTAGATTGGTTCCAGTTCAGCAAAGTCCATTTGAACTTTGTATGATACTGGTTGACCCTTATCAAATGCCTGCCAACTACCTTGAGGTGTGTAGTCTGTTTCGAATCTTGTCAGAGCACAAGGTTTGATAATATTTACACCTGGAATGTCTCTGAAGTTTTCTGTCACATATCTAATAGTGAAAATATTTGGTGTTCCGAGGAAGAACGATGGATCTCCTGCTTCTGCACCACCAACTGCTCCAGCGTCCTTCTTTGCCGCAGAAAATTCCTTAAAATAACGAATAATCTGTCTGATTCTATTCGCTTCCTGTGGACTTCGGCAGGTGAATTGGAATTGGTAATTGAACTGTCTCATTTGTGGACCACGGAACATGAGTTCCATGTTTGAGTTTGGTACAAGTCCTGCACCTCTTGCGAGAAGGGTTTCTGGACTGATATCAAATCCATACTTGTTCAATACGCCACTTAACAGTCCCGCAGCCGCTGCACTTGCACCGCCTCCAGCACCACTTTCAGTCAATAGTTTGAGTTGCAGTGCAAGATTACTTGTTCCTCCGATGAGACCTCCGATCAATGGAAGACCAGAAAGTGCAGTTCCCGCACCGTACCCTACAAAGTTTTGGGATACTAAACCTGCTGCTGCAGCACTCAAATTGTTGAGTTTATCTGTTTCCCAACTTACGGATGAACTGTCCTTTACTGTATTGGGCATGGGGAGGATTACTCCTCCACCAACTTTGTATTTTAGTGCGGTTCCTCTTTTCAATCCTTTGGTGAGGATATTTGATCTATCGTCTCTAGATTCAATGAAACCCTCTCTGGTAGGTGGTTGATATGAATAACACTGAACAACCATCCTATCCTGGAGGTTGGACATATCAATAGGATAGATTAATGGTACAATTGAGGCGTTTCTCTCATTCGCCGTTATATAGTTGGTAACGTCATATTGAGTGATAACACTCATAGGATCAAAGAGACCAGCAGTTAATGTTGCGATCGTTGTCGTTATGTTAGAAGTGCCAGTTGGATTTGCATACGAAATTGGTTCTCCGTTGGAGGAGATTGGTGTCGTTGCTGGACTAGAGGCATATATTCCTTGTCTTTGTGGTGCTGCCCAGGGTGGTAGTGGAGGTTTTCTTCTTGATTGTCCTCCAGATAAAGCGGAACCTCTTCTGCTATATTCTTCTCTGATTGCAGTTTGAATTTCTTCATGAAAACGTTGTTTATCTCGAGCATTCAGAGCAAGAATGGTAGAATTTTTCGTCCAGTCACCGTCTGTGTAGATAACGTCTGGGGTTGCCTTATTAGTCCCCGTTTCAATCACACGAACTTTTGCTTCCTTGAAGTCATACTCCAAGACATATTCAATCGTAACTCCATTGAGAGTTTGAGAGATTGGTGGATCTAATTTAACGGTTTGAAATGCCATTACTTCCAGGCCCTGTATTTGGGATACTTTTTCCCACGTTTGTCAATGAATCTTTCTGTGGGTAATAACGAAATACTCGCCCAATCTTCGTCGTCTGGAACTTTATATAGATTTCCAACGCCAGAGTAAAAATATTTGTGCAAGGAATTTTTGGGTACACTTGCCCCTCTGGACTTATTTATTAGGCTTTTCGCAACGGCATCCCTGTAATCTGGATTTATATAATGTAAGTTTGCACCAAGAAATCCATCTCTCAAAAAATCTAGGACAAATACCAGAGGTTGCATGTCCCAAAAGTCATAGTTTTGTGGATATGCAGCACCATAAGAAAAGAAGACTAAACTTCCGACTTCAATCCAACCAGTATCACTTGCGCTGATGTCTGGATCTTGCAGTCCAGAAAGGGACTCTTCTAGTTGAGCAATATACCAATCGGCACTTTTATTTTGTTTTCCTGCTTTTTGTTTGATTTCTTCTGCGATCATTTGATTCCTAGTTCGTCTTCGGTCATAATTTTGAATTCATAATTACGATCCGCACAAAACTCTTCCGCTGCCTTCCATTTTGCCTGATTTACTGCCCACAGTTCAACACTTCGAACCCAGGCTTTTGTTTTTTTCTTGGGATTTGTTGGAGGCATTTGAACTTCTTTCTTGGGTTTGATCTCAATGACCATAACCCTTCTTTTTCCTGTTGCGTCAATATACTTTACAAAAAAGTCAGGAAAATAACGATGATACTTATTATCTAGTGGAGATTTATATAGAATGCAGAATTCTTCAGATTGCCATTGGTATACACTCTCATTCAGATCACAGTACCTCATAAACTTTCGCTCCCAAAGTGACCTATAAATAATATTTGTAGGGTCGCCCTTGTATTTCTTGGGATACTCTGGTTTATATTTTCCTTTGTAGGACATATACATAGTATAAAGGATCTTAGTATTTATCCATGTCTAATAAAGGTCAAAGTGCTAATCATAGACGTGTGGAGAATGGCAATTCCCCATATCTTCTAGATGTGGATGCAAATGGGGGAAATCAGAGAAGTTTTCAGAACTACTTGAGTTCTCCTTCTACTTCAAATCATTACAAAGTAAATTTAAATCTGGCTAAGGTCAACAGTGGTCAGAATATGGACCGACTGTCCGAATGGTTGACCAGTGCAGGTGTTTTTGGTGCTGATGAACCACAAAGATTCGACTTCTTGTGTTCAGAGACTATGTTGCCTGGAACAAGTGTTGAGACATTTACGGAACTTGGAAGTAGACAGGGACTTGAGGAATTTTTTCCTACTAGAAAGATCTATAATGATCTGAGTATGACATTCTATGTCTCCTCCGATTACAGAATTTTGAAACTTTTTCAAGAGTGGATGAATTTTATCAATCCACTCTATGATCCATCCATCGGCAAACTCAAAACAGCATCTCCTGGCGGATATCCATCTTTAAGGGATATTCAGAGTTTCCATAGACATCGTTATCCCATAGAATATCGTAGAGAAATTTCTGTAACTAAATTTGAGAGAGACATTGGCAATCTTAATGGAAGAAATTTTGGACCTGGTAATAAGTTGATGTATGTCTTTATCAATGCATTCCCAATCAATATCAATTCTGTTGCCTTGTCCTACGATGAAGCGCAAGTACTAAAAGTTACAGTTGACTTTAAGTATGATAGATATACTCTCGTACATACTGGTCAGCCAGTTGTTCCTGCACAAAAAGCAGAACAACCAACTGATGTTGAGGGCAACAAACTTGCATCTTCTAGTGCAAATGTAAATGACGGAAGAGCCCCATGGGATGTTGGTTCCCCATCTCCATTCTTAGGAGAAACCCCAACATTTGGAGTAAGTCAAACACTTAAAGAATTCAATTCACCTCTGCTCAATAATCCAACCTAAATAAATCACTGATCTAAATTATTATGCCCTTACCAAAGATCTCAACCCCAACTTATGAGTTGACTTTACCCTCCACTGGAAAGATTGTAAAGTTTAGACCCTTTCTAGTTAAAGAAGAAAAAATTCTAATCCTGGCATTAGAGAGTCAAGATACCAAACAAATTACTGATGCCATCAAACAAGTATTGAAAGATTGTGTTCTTACTAGAGGAATCAAGGTAGAACAACTTCCTACATTTGACATCGAATACTTGTTTCTAAACATTCGTGGTAAGTCTGTTTCTGAATCTGTAGATCTTATTATCACTTGTGGCGATGATGGAGTAACACAAGTACCAGTGAGTGTTTATATTGATGAGATCGAAGTCGTAAAAGATCCAGAACATACGCCTGATATTCGAGTTGATAATGACATCATGATTCGAATGAAATATCCTTCGATGGAGGAATTCGTTAAAAACAACTTCACCGTAGAAGGCGATGATGTCAACGAAGTCGAACAATCCTTTGAAATCATTGCGTCGTGCATTGAACAGATTTATACTGAAGAAGACGCCTGGGCTAGCGAGGATATTAGTAAGAAAGAAATGGTTTCTTGGATTGAAGGACTGACCTCCGAACAATTCAAGAAGATTGAAAGATTCTTTGAGACTATGCCCAAACTTTCTCATACGTTAAGTGTGAGAAATCCCAACACAGGTGAAGATAATACTGTCGTTCTGGAGGGATTGACCAGTTTTTTCGCTTAGTAATGTCTCAGATGAATCTTGAGGCATACTTTAGGATTAATTTCGCTCTCATGCAGTTCCATAAATACAGCTTGACAGAGATCGAAAATATGATGCCCTGGGAAAGGGACATTTATGTAGGATTGCTGAAACAGCATATTGAAGAAGAGAATCTCAAAGCACAACAAAGAGCTGCTAATCAGTAATGAAAAGATCCGCCTTCACCTCCATTAGACCGAAAAGCATATTAAGAAGAGGTTCCAAGAAAATTGGAGCAAAGACTCTTCGTGGTGGTTCTCGTTCTGGTTTCTTTGGTGGTAAGTCTATTGGATCTGCACTTGGAAATGCATTTAAGGGTAAGGTAAAGGCTGCTCCTAATGGACTGGGTTCAGTCATTCAGAACATCTCCCAAACAGTTGGTGGTGGAGATCAGTCCAACGTAGTAAATATCAACAAGTTTATTCAACAGAAGGTTTCTGACGCGCTGAGTAAGACGGGATCACTTTCCGCTCAGGTGCAGATGCCTCAGCTGGATGGTATCCTCAATGCCTTTGGAGGCATTGCAGATTATATGAGAAGTCTTGCTGATCCTTCAGCATTGAGTGACTTCTCTCGTGGAATAGATTCTGTCAATGAATCCTTATCGAAAACCACCGATCTTGTAGTAAAGGTTAGATCCTTTATCAAGAAACTTGTCAAAGATCTTGGTAAAGTAAAAGGTGGAGGAGGAGGCGGTGGCGGCCTTTTGGGTGCCGCTGCTCTGGGATTGGGTGGTACAGCTGCTCTTGGAGGTGCTAAGAAGGGGTTATTAAAGAAGGGCGGAGGTGCCCTTGCTAAATTCTTTGGTGGAAAGAAAGGTAAGTTGCTCCTTGGTCTTGGTGGACTGGGATTAATTGGTGCTGGTGCAGCAAGTGCAGCAGAAGGTCCTACTGGAGAACCAATTGAAATTCCACCTCCAATTCCAGAAGAAGATGTAAATATCTTTAATAAGACTGTAGATGATTTTAGTAAGTTCGTAAAGAAACTGCTTGAGGCTCCACCAAAACCTCCTGGAAAGGGATCTGAACAAAAACCAGCTCCAAGTTCTTCAACTCCTACCAGTTCTCCTATGAGTTCTGGTCCCAGTGGACCAGTTGCTGGTGTTACTACTCCAGAGGCAAAAGCCGCGATTCAAACTATCACTCAATTGGAAGGGACTTCTGGCCCAGGTGGTTATAGTAGATGGTTTGGTGATCGTCAGGGTGAGATGAAGTATGGTGATATTACTGGAAAAACTCTTAAAGAAGTGGATGATCTTCAGACACGGTTCTTGCAGGATCCACAGTCAGAGTTTACTGATAGGACTGGGAAAAAGGGTAGATCTGCCGCAGTTGGTGCAGGACAGTTTACCTTCCTCTTGGATCATGCTAGGAGAATGGATCCTAATGTAGATATTACCAAGCAGACTTTCAATCAAGAATATCAGAACAGACTTATGATGTTCCTTGCCAAAGAGAGGGGAGTAGATCTCAATAAACCTCTCACAGAGGCAGACATGACGAAGTTGGGTGGTGTATGGGCGAGTATGACACCACAATACAATCAGACATCTAGAACTGCAGCTCAAAGTTTGCAGGTTTACAATGCAAATCTTAAGAAGGCCAGAGCGGCGGGTGCAGTCTTACCACAGACTCCAGAGACTATGATTGACCCCGCAGGACCACAATCGAGTGCTGCAACTTCGCCCGAGACTATCGGTACGGTTGCTCAGGTTCCACAAACTCAGCTGGGTCAAAACAATGTTCAGGTAATCAATACAGGAATGGGAGATCAAGGTTCTGGTCAAATTGATCCTTCCAATGTTCCTGCACCATCTGTTTCCGCTAATACAGTTCCATTCCATATGCCTTATGATGAGGATAATATGGAAAGACTGGGAACCATTAGTATCTATAACCTAATCAGTGCAAGCTAGTGCCATGATTGGAAATAACATCACCAGAAAACAGAAAGTTGTCGAGTCGATCTTTAGAAGATCTAAAAAGGAACTCGGTAGGGGTAAAGTTCAGTTTAGTGAATTAACAAATTTTCTCGAAAAGGCAAAGAATAAACTTGACAGTGCGCCTACACTTACAGATAGAGAACTTTTTAAACTAAAGTCATTTGATATCTCTAAACTCAGTGGTAATCAAGGTGGTGGATTTGTTTCTAGTGCCTTAGGACTTCTTGGTTCTGTTGGACTTGGGATGGTTGGTGAGAATCTTGCAAAGAAATTCTTCGGCAAGAAACTTGCACAAAAGGGTGCAGAGACTGTAGCGAAAAAAGTAACTAAAGAAGTTGCACAAGAGGGTGCAGAGACTGCAGGAAAACTCGTCAGTAAAGAAGCTCTTGAAGCTGGTGGAAAAGTTCTTGCGAAGGAAGGTACAGAGAAGGCAGCTACTAAGGGTATTGGTAAATTACTAGGCAAAAAGATCCCAGTTGTTGGCGCTGCATTGGGGGGAATCTTCGCTGTTGAGAGAGCCATGAAGGGTGATCTACTTGGTGCTGCTGGAGAACTTGCATCTGGTGTGGCATCAACAGTTCCTGGATTTGGTACTGCTGCTTCTCTTGCTATTGATGGTGCTCTTCTCGCAAGAGACGTTAAGAAAGCTTCGGATAATGCAGATAAGACAAGCTCAGATACAACTACAACCAAAGAGGGTTTAGAGGTTGTCCAGCCTCAAACATCGATGATGGACATGCCAAAATTCCGCAAGGCTGTTGATGATTTTGGAAAAATTGAAATTGATTTTGCAAGTAGAACTTTTGGTGGTGGGGATCCCGCTGCAACTGGACAAGCAAGACCAGTATCTACTGTTATGGAAGGTACTCCTGAGGCACCTGTCGCTCCTGGTGGTGGACTTAAGTCCCTTGCAGACGCTGCAGAGAGTCTTAAGGGAATGAATAGTAATAGAAAGGAAACTGATTGGGGTAGAAATGGTTGTGTCTGGGCAGTTAATCAGGTCTATAAGGCAGCAGGACTAACACCACCCTGGGGAACTTCTTTGTGGGTTCCTACAGCTGAGAAGAAAATGATCGATGCTGGATATGTTGAGATTCCTCGTGATCAGAGACAACCTGGCGACATTATGATTAACTATAATACTCGTTACGCGGGAGATCCTGAACCACAGGCTCATATTGGTGTCGTTATCAACAATGGAAATGTGTTGTCGAACTCATCGAGTAGGGCGTCGTTCAGTACAGAATTGTCTCCAGAGGGGTATGATAACATTTATGGAGGAGAAAGAGGTAAAATTTATCGAGCACCATCAACAATCACCAATAAAGGCACAACTACAACAACACAGAAACCTCCCGCTGTCAATGGTACTAGTGCAGCTGCTAACACAAAACAAGTTGCTACAATACAAACACAACCAAAACCTGGTGATATAAGAAAGACAACGAGAAAGGTTCAACTTCGTGGTGCTAAGACCAAAAATGAAACCGTATATCAGAGATATGATGAGAAAAATGGATGGCAAACTGCTACTGGAAAGACCGCAGCAGAGTTGGAAAAATTAATAAAACAACAAGAGTATGAGAGATCGCAACAGGGACGTGCAAACTTAACTTCACCTCCTGTTAATCCTGGGGTTCCCGATAGTGTGGTTATGAGTAGAAAAACTCCAGTAGAGGCCGAGAGTCAAATGGTTTCCACATACACTGCATATAACAATCCCACGAACATGGTAAATAGTACAACACTCATTAATATATCAACTGGCGGTAGTGGTTTCAAACCACCAATGGTTGTTCAGATGGGTGGTGGACAGACGGCAACAATTGTACCTCCTTCCGATTCTGCTGTTGCCCTAAAACTCGCAAAAGCAGTTCTCTACAATAAGTTGGTCTCCTAATGGCACAAGAGTTAGAAGCTATAACCTATAACGAAGCGACTCTGACATCTAATGATGGAAAGAGAGCGGAGGACATTTCGCAGTATATTAGTTCATTTGATTATTTTGAGGATATCCTTTCCTCTACAGTAACTGCAAGGGCTCATATCGTTAACACTACGGGATTATACAATAGACTTCCTATTCGTAGTGGGGAGAGATTTGACGTTGAGATTGCCAATGTCAAAGGACTTTTCAGTAGAAATAAGAAGAAACCTTTGTATGTTACTAGTGTCAGTAACTACATGTCAAAAGAAAATACAGAGAACTTTTATTTGCATTTTAGATCTCTGGAAGCTATTAGTAATGAAACTTCTAGATGTGTTAAAAAGTATGAGAAGGCATCTATCAGTGAACACGTTGAAGATATCTTGAAAAATATATTGGAAACTGATAGAATAGGTACGATCGAGAGAACAGTAAATTCGTATGGTTTTTATGGCAATCAAAAGAAACCATTTCATGTTTTGAAATGGTTGGGCCCTAAAGGAATCCCTGCAGCAAAGAAACCATCAGGAACAAGTGGTGATGGAGAGACGGGAGAAGCAAAAGGAACGTCGGGGTACTTTTTCTTTGAGAATGCCGATGGGTTTAATTTTAGAAGTATTGAATCAATGGTTTCGAAAACAACTCAACCTATTGGTGGACAAGAAAAATCAATTCAAACTTTCATATACAGTTCTGAAATTAGTGGAGAAGTAAAGGCATCACTCTCAAATAAGATTATTCAACACGTCTTAGAGAAAAATACGGAACTCTTGGGTTCTTTAAGAATTGGATTATATGGCAATAGAACATTCTTATTTAATCCATATAATCTCTCACTGGACAGGTATGATTATACTCTCGATAACGAACTTGGAAACAAGTTAGGATCTGATAACTCAAACGGACTTCCTGAGTTTTTTACTCAAACTCCGAGTAGAATATTGGTTAGATCTTCTGATCGAGGCATGTTTAGTGACTCGATTACAGAAGACTCTGGAAGAGACAATGCCGATATGGCAAAGTCTTATGCCAGATATAACCTGTTGTTCAGTCAGTCACTAAATATCAATGTGCCTCTAAATGCTAGTCTAAAAGCTGGTGACATCGTAAAAGTTATACTGCCCGACTCGGGTTCTCCCTCAAACAACAGAGTTGAAGTTGATGAACAGATGAGTGGTTACTACCTTATTAAAAACTTGAGGCATCATTTTGAAAAAGGAAGAGCCACTACATCTATTTCATTGATCAGAGACTCATATGGTCTATAATTTAACAACAAATGGAAAACATCGAAGCACACATTGCAAAAGATAAGGAAATTCTGGACAATCCTCAGACATCTCCTCAAGCACGCAGACACACAGAACAAGAACTTGCCGATCTGGAAGCATACGCAGAGCGTCATCCAGAAGATCATCACGATCCGACTCCACTTGAGTTGTATTGTGACACTCACCCAGATGCATCTGAGTGTAGAATTTACGAAGACTGATATTCCTAATTATGGATGATACCCTTTTAAAGTCTCAATTTATGGGCAGAGACCAATTCACTTGGTGGATTGGTCAAGTTGCTCATCCAAAATATTGGAGAGATGGTAAAACCGAAATAAAGACATCCAACAGTGATAAAGATCTGGGGATGAGTTGGGCTTATCGTTGTAAAGTCCGCATCATTGGGTATCATCCCTTTTCTGGTAATGAACTTCATGACAAAGATTTGCCTTGGGCACATGTGATGGTTCCTGCTAGTCAGGGAACTGGTCATGGTGCTCTTGGCGAATCTAGTCAAATGGTCGGTGGAGAAACTGTATTTGGGTTTTTCCTTGATGGAGATGAAGGACAACAACCAGTAGTTTTTGGTGCTCTTCATAGAAATCCAAATGCAGTAAGTAAGATCGGAACTAAAGAAGTAGAGAAAGAAGGTAGTTCTAGATTCAAAGCATATTCTGGTATCGGAGCACAAAAAGCATTGAACTCTGGAATTACCCAGAGGCCTCCCAAGAATGACACCGATTTAAAAACTCCAACTGACAATGCCAACACAGAAAGAAAACCTACTGGTGGGGCATCTAAAAATCCAGATCAAATCTATCCAGAGAGTGATGCTGAGACTGCATTTGCTGGTGGTGGAACTCAGACATCTATTCCCAATGGTTGTGAAAGTAACTTTTTAAGTGAAATTACTAATGCGATTAGAAGTTTTATCGCAACTACTAATAGTCTTACAGCATTCCTTGGGGTTTACGTTGATGCTGTGCAGAATTTCGTCCAAGATATTGGCAGACTGGTAAGTAAAACTGGTGCTATTATTTTGGGTATCATGAAGAAAGTTTTTAATAACCTTCGTGATCGACTGATGAAGTGGTTGGGTAAGAGATTTAGAGATTTCATTGCACTATTTGTACCCGAACCTCAACAACAACCAATTGCTAATGCAATTAAGAAAATCATGGATACAATTTTTTGTATCTTTGAGAAACTTGGTAAGAATGCTCGTAAGTTTATTGAAAACTTCCTTAAAAGTGTCATTAACAAGACTATTGCTGGTCCTCTTTGTGCCGCTGAACAAGCAACTGCTGCATTAGTTTCTGCACTTCTAAAGGCACTTGATGGTCTACTTGAACCCATTATGGAGGGCATCAGTTGGTTGACTGGTGCTCTTGGACAAGTCAGTGGTGCCTTGAGACAAGTATCTGCTTACGCAAACCAGATTCTAAGTTTCCTGGATTGCGACAAGTTAAGTTGCAGAAAAGTCACGGACTGGACTTCTGGTTGGGGTCTTTCTACTCAACCAGCAAATAACCTTTCTAGTATGTTGGATAAGGTTTCCATCATGGATGGTCTTATCACAGATGGTAAGTCGATGACTCTCGATGAACTTGCTGCAGAAGGATCTAATTTCTCTTTCCTTACTATTGTTGGGGGAGATTATGCTGGATTTATTGAGTGTAACAATAAGAGAGACAATCCTACATCGCAAGATGATATTGGTATCACTCCACCAGGATTTATTTTCCCCAAATGTATTCCACCAAAAATTGAATTCGTTGGAGATGCTACTGTTGCAGCAGAAGGACTCCCCATCGTTGCTTCCGATGGATCTATTCTTGCAGTTGTAATTACTAATCCTGGATCTTCATATGATGAATCTCCTACAGTTGCTGTCATTGATAAGACTAACCATGGTGGTGGTGCAGATCTAGAGGCAATCCTCGATTCAAATGGAAGAGTCGTTAATGTTGTTATTAGAGATCCTGGATTTGGTTATTGTCAATCATCTCTTGGTGATGTTATTGGGTTGCCTGATCGACTGCCAGATCCAACTGATGGCGAAACCTTCCCTGATGTAACTCCCCCAGTCATATCTGTTCTCACTCCACCAGATAATTCTGTTGGCGTTTCTACCTTAACTTGTTTCCAATTTGAGTTTAGTGAACCAATTCAAAGAGGATCTGGTAAAGTCACCATCATTGAGACATTATCCAATCAAGTTCATGATTCTATTGACGTAGTTGATAGGGATAAAGTAGAATTTGTTAACAGCAATACTATTAAAGTTTGTCCAACAACTCCACTTTCTCCAGAAACTGAGTATCACATTAATATTACTCAAGGGGCATTCACAGATAACAGTGGAAATTCTTATGCTGGTATTGCTAATACAACAACATATAATGTCACAACAACTGTCATTGCTGGAGTAAGTAGTGTTCCTGTTGGCATTGTTACCGATGTATATGTTGATCGCCCTGGTCTTGGATATACTGATGGTGACTTTGGTCAATATGGAAATTGTACTTTCGATTTCGTTCTGAATCCTCAAGGATCTATCATTGGTATTAAGAATCTTACTTGTACCGATAGATTCAATAGCCGCCCAGATATCACAATAAATACGAATACTGGGACGGGAGCAGATTTGTTGGCCGTTACTTCTTACAAACCAAACACGACCGTTATCACTACTACTCTTGGACCTGATGAACTCAAGGCAAGAGGAATTGCTATCATTAACAAAGTTCAATGTCCTGGACGATAAATGGCTGATCAACCAAAATACTATTTTAGACAATTTCCTGGATTCAGAATAACTTCTGGTGTTAAAATCACCAAGGGTGCTGATAAAGGAAAGACTACCGACTATGGAGTTATCACCGATAACGCCCAGGGTTATGTGTGGTATAAAGATGGAGTATCCAGACAAAGATGTCTCAAGACATCCATGGATCTCTGTGGTCAGAAATGCAAGAAAGATGAACCTGCAAAGATCATTCAGGCAGAGAACGGTGCAATCATTATTGAGGCACAGTATGGTGACGTTGTTATCAAAGGTAGAAACGTCAGAATTGAATCAACAGCAGAAGATGGAGAGGTAACGATCCTCTCTGGTAAACACATTTATCTCAAGGCTGCTGTTACAAACATCAAAGGAACCACAGTCAATGTTCTTGCGTCTCATGATTTGAGAATGGGTGGTCAGTTTATCAATGTCAATGCTGGTATTACCTTCGAAGCATCCACATTAACTGATTTCGTTAAGGCATCTTTCCTTGGAAAATTGATGATCGGTATTCAGAGATTTAAGGAGTTCTTAGAGTAATGGGATTTGTTAGTCCTATCGGAATGGTTGGCGATAAGTTAATCGTCGGAGCCATTGATACTTCTTTTCTAGCCAGTGTTACTTCAGTTACCCCAGGAACAACAGTCCTGAATGGTCCTGTCTATGCTGGTGCTGCTTTTGGTGTTGGTGTTGCTCGAGCAACAGTAATGATTGGTCCACCTTTATCTGTATCTCTTCCAGCCTCACTTGAAGTTACTGGTATTACAAATATATTTGGCGTCCTTAATGTAATTTCTGTCAGTACATTTACTGGACTGACAACTAAACTTGGAACAACTATTAAAAATGCGTTGAGTCTTAAGAATGGTATTGACATTAAAAATGCTCTCAACGTTGGTAATGCAGCAGGTGTAGATAACGGTACACGAACTGTTAATGGCATCTTGATCGTTAATGGTATTTTGAAAGCGAACGGAACTATCTCTACTCCTGCAATTACTGCGGCATTTGGTGCTTTTGGTTCAGTTGCTGCGCCTTTCAAACAGTTTGATATTCCTCACCCAACCAAACCTGGATATAGACTTAGACATACCTGCCTTGAAGGTCCTGAGATTGGTGTATATTGTAGAGGTGTTCTTGAAGGAAAAGATGTAATTGAACTTCCTGACTATTGGAGAGGACTGGTAAGGCAAGGATCTATCACAGTCAATTTGACTCCTAAAGAAATATATCAAGAGTTATACTATGAGATTATCGATTGGGGAACAAAAATCAAAGTCAAAAACAATGCTTCTGCTCCAGTAAATTGTAGTTATACAGTATATGGAGAAAGAAAGGACATCGAAAGAATCCAAGTTGAATATGAAGGGGAGGAAATAAACAATGGCGTATGATGATCTTACGGGGTTAGACGCTCCTAAACTTCTCGAAGACATGAACAATAAGGAGAAGGTTCCCCTTACTCCAAAAAAGATTGCTCAAGATTTGAGATCGGACTTTGGTAGTATCGAACGTCAAGTGGATCAGTTGACTGAACAATTGACAATTACTGATGCCATCCTCGACCAGTATGATGATCTGATTATCAAAGTAGATAATAAGATATTCAGTCCACAAGATTTCACTGCAGAAATCAATGCTGCTATTGATGTAGTATCTAATGCATACAAGGCAAGGATTGCTGCTGGATGTAGGAATGATCTTGCGTGGGTATTAGTAGAACAGGACAAGTTGTGGAATAAAGCATTTGGTGGTCAAGTAGATGTTTCTGTGTATGAGTGTAAGAAAGACCCTGCGACTAGAGTCCAACAGAATTACTATGGCGTAAAATACTATAAACGACCTAAAGATAGGGATTATGGTGCAAATGTCGTAGATCAGATTAGGAATGGTACTATTGACGTACTCACAACTGTTTTGGTGTTGTTTGATGAAAATGCTGGAGACTTCGTTGGTCTTGCTAGTACTGATGGTGTTGTCTGGTCTGCCCCTCAGGGAAGAAATACTGGAGTTTCTTCCATAATTAGTATTGGTGATTTCATCACTGATGACCTCGATAATCCAAAGATCTTTACCACTGGCAATCTCCCCACAGTAGTTGGTTTAGGTACTACAAGTTACCCAGCAGAAAGAGTATCCGTCTCTGGATTTACTACTTCAGGTGAGTCTAGATTTTATGGGGACAATCAAACAGGAATCTTGACGACATACTCTATCGGTGATTTTATCTATGCCGATGGTGTATTCCCTAATGGAACTACTATTACTGGATTTGGAACTGCTTTATCCACACAAACAATTATCGACGAGGTTGGAGTAACCACGTCAATTGAAATTGATATTGATTATGCAACAACCTCTCAGCCATCTATTGCTACCACTTCGGGACATATCCTTCAGGTAGGTATTGTTTCCACATATCCAGCAGTATTTCTAAGCACATTTACTCAAGTTGGTGGTGCGAATACTGGATTTACTATTGTTAGACCGCCAGAAATCGGTGGAATTACTTTCGATGAAAGCAAGAACCCCCTTGATCCCGTTGAAATTGGTATGCTTGCATCGGGAAAGGTGGGTTTTGGGAATAAGATTGCCTTGGTAAACAATGGAGATTCATCTTCAACCAAATCTTGGCATGAAGTTAGAGAAGAACCTCAACCAGGTGTAGGTGCTGGATACATTGAACATTGGGAAGGCAATCTTCTTTGGCCTACTCTAGAGACCACTTCCATTTCTGGATATGCTGGATCTACTGCTATCTACTCTACTAGTATTAATTATGCTACTGAAGGTCAAAGAGTGACAGTAAATAGTGGTTCTGGAAGTACGGCTTCGAGTAAGATTGGAACGACTGGTGTTTCTCCTTTGTCTCCATCCAATTGTGCGGAACTTGATGCCGCCATTGCGTCTGCGGAATCTAACAGAGATGCAATAATTAGTGCCAATACTCCAAAACTCAACTATTATTGTGGTGTAACTCAGAGTCTGAGAGACCTCAGGGATGAGAAGCAAACTCAAGCATGGTCATTCCTACAGGGGATTGGAAGTCTTAATGCCAAAAAGGCAAACGACACTGCAAGAGCTGAACAAATGGAAAACATTGATTGGTCTGAATTTCAGTAATGGATGATCTGCAAAAACTAAAACTCTCCAAGCATCATGTTGAGTGTTTGGAGATTCTTTTATGTGACAATGAGTGGTCTAATTATTTGAATAGTAGTCTGATCTCAATTGAATATGAATTAGATCGACAGATTAGTCTTTTGGAGAATGCCAATGGGAATGTTTGATACAATTCGTTCTTCTTACAATCTTGGAGAAGATTTTACTAATGTGACTTTACAAACTAAGGATTTAGATTGTATAATGTCAGAGTACTGGTTGGATCCAGCTGGTAACTTATATGAAATAGAACATTGATGGAACCACAACATACTCAAGCATTTGGTACTGAACTTTTGATGCAGAATGCTAATCTGATTGCAAAAGATTTGTACGAGGCCACAGAGAGAATCAAACAACTTGAGAGACTTGTTACAGATCTTCGACGTGATGTCGATTCTCAGAAGTTTTTCATGGATCGACTACTAGATGAACATGAATGAAGCAGCAGTAATTTATTCCAATGGAAGTCAAGAATGTGAGCGCATGGCAATGCTGCTCCGATCTTTAGGGGGAGAGTTCCATGAATATCTCCTCGGAGTTGACTTTAGTGACAAACAATTTCGTATGGAATTTGGATCTGAAGCAACGTATCCACAATGTGCTATCGGTCACAAGCATATCGGCAGCATGAAAGAGACACTACAGTATATGAATGAACAGGGAATGTTTTTATGACTAAGAGAGAATTTATTGACAGTAATGGTAACTCCTGGGAGTGGGAAGAAACCTCCGAGGTTACCAAGGCAGTTGCCCGTCTTCATGAAGATATTCGCACTCGTGAAACACGATACAAAAAGGAAGGGGTGGACACTTCAGAGAACTGACCCCTTGACGAATCCCGCCAGACACCGTATATTAGTATTGTTCAACACACAACCCCAATGAACGAAGAGTTTCTCACCCGTATCGTTGCCGACATCGAACGCAAGACGTTCTATCTTTATTCCAACGAGGGTGATTCTAAAGTGATGGAGTGTGAAACCTCCGAACAATTCCTTTCTGTACTTGATGTTTGCAAGAATCAGTGCCAAAATGGTGAGTTAGTATTTGCTCCTTGATAATATGGGAGCGTGGCGGAATCGGTAGACGCACCAGACTTAAAATCTGTTGGGCATTGTGCTCGTGGGGGTTCAAGTCCCCCCGCTCCCATATTAACTACATAGTATACAATAATTGCCACTATAGCTCAGCTGGATAGAGCAACGGTTTTGTAAACCGTAGGTCGTCGGTTCAAGTCCGACTCGTGGCTTTCCTCTTCGGAGGAATAGGTGGTGTTACCGCTATTTCGGACAGGGGTTCGATTCCCCTCGACTCCACTCATGGGGTCGCAATGGTCTCGACGGGGTTGTAGGAACATGACTGAAACCTGCTTGGATAAGCAACAAATAGATGCCAAAAACATCGCTCCAGCGAACAAGATTGTTCGCTTCTCCCGTCAGTCTGCACCTGTTGCTGCCTGACCCATATAGGGAGATCGGGGTTAAGTTAGCCTTGTTACCCAAATAACTCTTTGGGGGGTGGAATGCCCCCTTAGAAAATAGGGAGAACACGATGAAAATCAATCTATGGTATTGCGTCGAAATGAAACAATGGCGCTGGACTTTGGTAGATGATCGTCGTCCTATTCTTAAACAACACTCTGGTCAAAGACCAGATCTAAGAGTGGCAATGGAAGACGTTGCTAATACGGTAGAATATATATTAGATACAGGATTGGGGAATTAGCTCAGTTGGTAGAGCGCCTGCTTTGCAAGCAGGATGTCAGCGGTTCGAGTCCGCTATTCTCCATTCGTTATTCGCAAATGGCGAATACTGATCATCAGGCAAAGTATGAAAATAATTAGAGATTGCTTAACGGAACTAGTTTTTACTGAGTGTAAGAGAGAACTTAAAGATAAATTACACAGGGAAGAATGGTCATCTAGTCAACTTAATTGGACTGATGATGTTCGCACTCACATAGGATCTTGCCTTGCCTCTACACTGACAGATAGTCTGAAAGATATGGTTCTTCGTGACATCTCTGAACATTTACCCGAGTGTCAACGATATAGATGTAGATTCTATGTGTGGCAACCTTTGTCTGGTATTCCTCCACATACAGACCAGAATCATAAGTTCGGTGCCACAATCTACCTAAATGAGAAGTGGGATCTTCGTGATGGTGGATATTTCATGTGGAAAGAAGGTGATGGGGATATATGGAACGCAATACATCCACAACGTAACATGATGATGGTTAATACCACACAGGAATGGCACCAAGTCACTCCAGTGTTGCAAGATCCAGCTAACTTGCGTTATACTATTCAAATCTGGGGTGATTAAATGAGAATCGTTGGCATTAGTCCAAGTCACGACTCTTCTGTCTGTGTTTACAATGATGGAGAAATAGAATTCTTCTTCAAAGAAGAAAGACTTTGTGGTATTAAGAAAGAGTCCAAACCGTTTCTTGCCATGTATGAAGCATACAAGACTCTTAAGGGACCTGTTGATGTAGTTGTAATTGCAACACCAGACGGTAGGAGTGTATACAGTATTGATCTTCTTGCAGAAAGATTATTTAAGTGTCCCGTGATTGATATGGACGAGTATCATCACATGAGTCATGCTGCACTGGCATTTGAGAACAGTGGTTTTGATGAGGCACTTATCTTTGTTGCTGATAGGAATGGATCTAGGATTAATGACATTTGTCGCGAGTCGGAGACTGTTATGGTTGCTCGTAGGGATCCATATACGTTCACAGAAATCTATAAAAACTATTGGTCAGACAGTCCCTCACATCAGATTCGAGAAACTTTAGAGTATCTGAAACAAGTTAGATCTCAGACAAAACATATCTGCCGTAGTCAATTCAATACTACGATGGTATATGAGTCTGCAACTACACTCATTGGCGAACATCCACTGGAGAATGGTAAGACGATGGGACTCTCTGCCTACGGTCATCCAGAGGGGTTTCCTGATCTTTTCATTCGTCCAATGGACCCCGATGTGTTCATGGTTCCTCAGGATTCATACTTCCAACTAAAACAAGATAAATATAAAGTTTTTCCTGTGACAAATGTAGACCTGGACTGTTTTGCCACAAGAAAAGTTACTCCAGAACATACTCTACAGGCAGACTATGCCAAACATGTTCAATCTCAAACTCAAGAAGAAGTTGCTAAGTGGGTTGAATACTATGTTAATAAGACTGGTATTAGGAATGCAATTGTCACTGGTGGATATGGAATGAATGTTGTTACTAATTCATATCTGATCAAACAGATGCCCGAGTGCAACTTCTTCTTTGAACCTATCGCAGATGATACGGGTAACTCTATTGGTGCAGCAATTAAAGTATACAAAGAACGTACTCAAAGTTATGAATCATATCCTCTAAAAGATACTTTCTTCCATGGATATGATTATAGTCTTGATGATATTGAGAGAGACTGTCAGTTATTGGTTTCGGAAAAAGAAATTGCAGAGTTTATCTTAGATAACAAGTCAGTTGCCGTCTACTATGGAAAAGCAGAGGCAGGACAACGTGCATTAGGAAATAGATCTATTCTCTTTGATGCTTTTAATCCTGACGCCAAAGATATTGTTAATAAAATTAAAAAACGTGAATGGTATCGTCCATTTGCGGGCATGATATTACAAGAAGATGCCAATACCTGCTTTGATATGTTAGGATTGGAAAAGAGTGAGTTTATGACAAACTCGTTCCAAATTAGAGATGAGTGGAGATCTAAACTTCAAGGCATTGTTCATGAAGATGGATCCTGCAGAATCCAAACCGTGAGTGAAGGGCACCTACTTTATGAACTCCTCAAAGAGATCAAATCTGTGCGAGGTATTGGGATTCTTCTCAACACTAGCTTTAATCTTGCTGGTGAGCCCCTTGTTGAAACGCCCGACGAAGCACTCCGAACATTGCACAACTCCGAATTAGATTATGTGTGGTTTCCTAAACTTAAGAGTGTTGCCACATAATTAAACCTATTATATAATATTTGGGTGTGAAGGAAGTGCAATCGGGGTCTTCGGACCCCATTTTTTACAATAAACATCGTCATGCATTACAAACCTTATTCCCCTGAATGGCATAGATATCGTTATCTTAAGGAAGCCATTGATAAATATCTAGATGATGGTATTGATCCGACGTTTATTGTGGATGACATTCGTGACATTCTACATATTCGTTCTGAATCAGCATATGCTGAGTTCCAAAGGATCAATCAATTAGAACACTATCTATCGGAAGAATAGTATGCTTTCAACCCAATATCGCCTTCGTCTTGAAGGTATCTGCAAGAGAATCATTCGTGGCGAAAATGTAAATCTTGAAGATATGATTTGGTCAAATAAGTTAGCAAAAGCAAATACAACTGCTAGTGAAATGCTTAAAAAAGCAAGACGCCAGGCTGCCAATCCAGACATGGTTGAAGGCAGTATGGATGATTTTATGAATAAAATGGGATTGGGTGATCCCGATCCATCAAATCATCGCTCAGGATTTAGTAGTGCTGATGAGATTGTAGATTGGTTTAATCGCGAGAAACCAGATGACTGGCGACAAAGAGATTGAACATAAGTTTGAATATCAATGGGGCGGTGAAGATACCTGGTACACAAAGTCAAAACGTTGGGCAAATAAACAAAAATTTCCCATCAATCATCTTGCCCTTGGTTTAATTGAGTGGTTATGGGAAAGGTGGATTGATGGTAGAGTAGAGATGGAGATGACTTCTGTTGACAAACAGGCAGAAGAAATCAAGAAACAATGGGAAGAAGAAGAAAAACAAGAACCCATTACTGAATCAAAACCATCAGAAGTAGAAGGACTTGATGATATTAGTATCAAAGCACCTTACATTTCAGATTAGACCTCCCAATGGGAGGTTTTTTAGTGTCTAAATATAGTCAGAAGAATATTATTTTGAGTCAAAATGCCTCTTTCAAGACTAGAGAATTTCCTCAAGAACGCTGAAGGTAATATTTTATATGTAAACCCTTCCGACTTTGATGCTACAGACAGTATTGAGAACAGAGGTAATTCTCTGACTCGTCCTTTTAAGACAATTCAAAGGGCACTGATCGAGGCGGCAAGATTTTCGTACCAGACAGGAAAAAATAACGATAAGATCGACAGAACAACGATTCTGACGTTCCCAGGAACGCACTATATTGATAATAGACCTGGATATACTGTTGTAGATAACAGTGGTACTGCCCAGTTTAAGGCAAGAAAAAATAATGGTTTCGTTGAAGTAACTCTGAATGAGTTTACAACAGAAACCAACTTTGACGTACTTGACAGAAACAACGATCTTTACAAGTACAACTCTACTGAAGGTGGCGTAATTCTGCCTCGTGGTACGTCTATCATTGGTCTGGATCTCCGTAAAACCAAGATTCGTCCTCTGTATGTTCCTGATCCTGAAGACGATAGGTTCACATACACTTCGATCTTTAGAGTTACTGGTACTTGTTACTTCACGGCATTCTCTCTGTTTGATGCCGATCTTGCTAAAGTTGCATATTATGACTTCGACAGTAACACTAAGAAACCAACATTCTCTCACCACAAACTGTCTTGCTTCCAGTATGCAGACGGTGTAAATAATGTCATTATCAACGGTACGGATTCTCAACTGACCGACCTCGATATGTTCTACTATAAGGTTGCTAGAGCATATGGTGATGCTTCTGGTAGACCTGTTGGAGACTTCCCAACGTTTGATGACTTCGAACCCAACATCGACGAATTTAGAATTGTTGGTGACCTTGCTGCTGACCCAGTTGGCATCAGTTCTATTAAGTCTGGTGATGGTAATACTGCCTCTACACAGATTACTGTAACCACAAACAAACCACACAATCTTTTCAAAGAGACTCCCGTTCTGATTGCTGGTATTACTACATCCATCAATGCATACAACGGTTCTTTCGTTGTTGATGAAGTTCTGAGTGATACTGAGTTTAGATATATTTCTCCTCTTGTTCCTGGTAATCCACTGCCAATTCCTCAAGAGATTCAGAACTCTTCTGTTATCATCGAACCCGATACTGTAGGTTCTGCATCTCCATATATCTTTAACTGTTCTCTCCGTTCGGTTTATGGTCTGAACGGCATGGATTGTGATGGCGACAAGGCGACTGGATTCAAGTCGATGGTTGTTGCACAGTTCACGGGTATCTCTATTCAGAAGGATGATAATGCATTCATTCTGTATAACCCAGATACTGCAATCTTTAATGATGATACTTCTGTTGCTGATGCTGAGAGACCTCTTCATAGTAACTCCAGGGCCATCTATAAACCAACATACGAAACCTCTCACATGAGAGTGAGGAACAACGCTGTTGTTCAGATCGTTTCGGTGTTTGCTATTGCGTTCGCAAGACACTTCCAGGCAGAGAGAGGTGGTGACGCCTCCATTACTAACTCTAACTCTAACTTCGGTCAAACTGCTCTTGAGTCTAGTGGATTCAGACCCTTCTCCTTCGATAGAGACGACGTTGGTTATATTACTCACGTCATTCCACCTAGAGAACTTACAGCAGAAGACACCACAATTTCTTGGTTGACTCTGGATGTTCAGAAGACTATTGGTATTGCTGATACTGGTAGACTCTATCTTTATGGATACGATACTCGGGAAGTTGTTCCACCTTCTCAGGTTGACTCTTATCGAGTTGGTGCAAGAGCAGGTGATACTCTGAAACTTGCTCTGATAGATACTAGTACTGGTACTGCTATTCCTAATGTATATTCTGCACCAATATTGATGCAGTCTGGTTCCTCTGGTATCACAACTTCGTATCGTAAGGTATACAATGTTGTTCGCAATGCGGGCGTCAACTTTATTGTTTCTAACGTCTTTACTCTGCTTGAAGACCATCAGTTAATTACTGGTGAGAAAGTTAGAGTCTTCTCTGACACTGGTGAGACACCAAATGGCATTACCAACGATAAGATTTACTATGCCATTACTGGTGGTTCTCTTGCATCAAATAGAATTCAACTTGCCGCAACTCTGAACGATGCTCTCTCCCGTAGACCTCTAACTGGTCTTTCTAATGGTGGCGGTAAACTTAAGATTATCTCTACAGTTTCCGATAAAGAACCTGGACAATTTGGACACCCAATCCAGTTTGATAGTGTAAACACTAACTGGTATATTACTGTTGACCCAAGTTCTGTTTCCAACACCATCTACCCAGCATTGTATAGTTTGGGTGTTGGTCAGATTGGTGAAGAATCTGGATCTACCTACTTGGAAAGAAGAGTAGATAACAGATCTCTGCAAGATAGACTTTATAGAGCAAGATACGTTATTCCTAAGGAACACGTTGATGCACGTCCACCTACTCCTGGTTTCGTTCTTCAGGAATCTAAGACAGTTGGTATTACCTCCGCCTCTTATCTGAGTGCAGACTTAACTAACCCAACACAACTTAGAAACGTTAAGATCATCAAGAATGCCACCTGGGCAAATGATATCATTACTATTACGACAGAGAAAGATCACAAATTTGCTGTCGATGATCTAGTAACTCTTAGAAATATTGATTCTGTCAACAACCCAGACGGAACCTACAATGTTGGTTTCAATGGTGAGAATCCAGTTAAGAGTATTCTGAGTAGAAAACAGTTCACTATTGCTGGTATTGCAACTGATCCTGGTGCATTTAAGAACCAGATCAACCAGAGAACAACACAGGCACAGATTGAGGCACTGCCTACTGCCCAAAGATCCAAGTCTAAGGATAGTCTCTATGTCTATCGTGTTCAAGAAGTAAAACCACATATTCCTGGAACATCTGGACAAGATGGTATCTACAACCTCATTCTTGTCTGTGGTTCTATCCCTCTTGATAAAGATCTTGGTTTCGGGGTTTCCTTCAAGTCCTTCTCTCAAGACGTTAGAAACCTCTATCCACAGCAAGATAGAGACAATTACAACTCCGATCCAGAACCTTCTGTATCGTTTGCACAACCTTCCGTCATCGGTAAGGTTATTTCCAACGACAAGAAAAAGTCTCTCACAAGAGAATCCCTTAACTACTTCATGCAGGGATTCAATGTCGGTACTGCTGTAACTGGTGCAGTTGTTTCTGGTACAGGTAACACCACTATCACTCTCTTTAGTGAAGTAGAACACAACTTCAATTCCATCAAAGAAGTTAATATCATTGATGGTGGTGCTGGATACAACAACAGCACAGGTATTGCAACTGTCATTTATGCCGCAGACTTCGTTAATAATGCCTTGATTGGTAGAGGTGCTGCAGCAGAAGTCCAGATCTCTGCTGCTGGTACTGTTTCTAGTGTCAAGATTATTGATGGTGGTTGTGCTTATGGTGTAGGTAACACCATGACCATTGATCCATTCCCAGCAGGTGCTGCAACATCTCCTGCTGTTGTTGAAGTTGTTTCTATCTTTGACAACCTTGGTGATGGTTTGGATCTCTCTGGTTTCGTAGATCCATTGTATAATGGAACTCATAAGATTGTTGATATTCCTACTTCTAGATCTGTTTCTATTGAGATTGATAAACCTAATATTGTTTCTCCTTTCTATGAAACTAGAACTGATAGAAGACTTCCACAATACTCTCTCGCCAACCCTGGTGTAGGTATTACTGCTATTGATATGACTGGTGCAACTGGTGTTGCAACTGTTAGATGTACTGGCAATCATACTTTAGTTGCTGGGCAAACATTTACTATTGTCGGAACAGGCAATTCCTTCTTTGATGAGAGACCATTTGTTGTTGTTGATGTCAATCCAAATGCACCACTGACGGATATTCACTTTAACGTTGGTGTACACACTGCTGGAATCGTCACTGATTATAGTATTACTGATGCCAGACTGTTTGGTCATGGCATGAGAGCGAGAGCAAGATCTCTTGGTCTGGGTGAGAACAATCTGGGTGCAAGAGCGGCAACCTTCTACACAGGTATCAGCACAACTCTTGCTGCTCCAATGACAACAACTGACTCTACAATTACTCTTACCAGCACTGCTGGTTTCCGCAAGGGAGATTATTGTTTAATTAACGCAGAGATTGTCAGATTCACCAACGATAACATTAACTCGGTTATTCGTGGTCAGTTTGGTACTGTTGCTAGTGCTGCTGTCTCTGGCGCAACGATTAAGAAGATCGAAATTGTTCCAATGGAACTTCGTAGACCTTCTATTCTTCGTGCATCTGGTCATACATTTGAATATCTTGGTTATGGTTCTGGTAACTACTCTACATCTCTGCCACAAAAACAAGATAGAGTTCTGAGTTCTGATGAACAAATCGCCGCTCAGAAGAAAGAAGCAAACGGTGGTAAAGTCGTTTACACTGGTATGAACGACGCTGGTGAATTCTTCACTGGTTACAACAAACTGTCTGCAATTACTGGTGAGGAAGAGGTCATCGGTGCTCCTATCTTCACCTATACTGGTGATGATGCAGAGTCAGAGGCAACTAAGAAAGTTTCTGGTGTATTTGACGAGATTCTGGTAAGAGAAGGCATCACCGTTGAGGGTGGTGATAACAACAACAGAACTTCTCAGTTCTACGGTCCTGTCAACATGACCGAGAAGTTGACTAACAGTTCTATTGATGGTATTGAAACCAGAAACCTGTTCCTGAAAGGTACTGCCCCTCAGGGTAAAGAACTGACCGTAGGTATCTCAACTCCATTAACTGCAAAGAGATCTGGTGATATTTCTCTTATCACTAACCCCAACACTGGTGGTTATATTGGACACATCTTTGCTGAAGGAGAGTGGAGAAGAATGGGCGTTGTCTCTCAAGAGAGAGATAGACAGTTCTTCAAGATTGATCAACTTGGTATTGGTCAGTCGGGTGTTGGTCAATTTAACTTCACTGATGCTTTTGAAGTTAATGGTACTGCAAAGATTAACCACCTGTATGTTTCGGGTATTGTTACCTTTGCATCTCCACAGACATTTACTGGTGTTACTTACGATAGCATCATTGTTAGAAAGATTGCCAACTTCTGGGGTTACAATACCACTGGAGGCATCTCTCCTCAGGGTATTCCCTGGGAGAACTATGGTTACTACAGTATTGTAGATGAAGGTGGTGTATCTAGACTCTATGATTTGGAGACTGTTGGTACTTATGTTTCCTTCAAACCTGCATCTCACATCAGCATTGAAGGTCCAATCAATGATACTTACGCTGGTGTAAGTACATTCGTTGGTACACTTGATGTCGGTAATATCGAGTGTGATGGCGGTACAATTAACGTAACTACGTTGACTGCTATCAATGCTGGTATTGATACTCTTGCAGTAAGAAAAGATTTCTCTACTCCATCTGGTATTATTACCGATCTTTATTCTGAGGTCGCCTCTGTAACTAACGGTCTGTATGCAAACCTCGGTATTATCACCGATTTCTACAGCACCACATCTTACACAAATGAGGCAAATATCTACTCGGGTATTGTTACTAACCTATATGCCTCTAACAACCTGACTACTCCACAGGCATACATTGCGAATGGTATTGCCACCAATATGAGTGGTACAAACCTGACTTATGATAATATCATCGGTGTCGCAATGACAGCGACTGATTTCAACTTCACTGACCAACTGTTTGGTCCTACTGCTTTCATTAACAGTGGTATCATTACAGCAATTAGATCCAGTGTAATCATGGGTCCTGGTCAACAGGGTCAGGGACAACCTTCTCTTGAGATTGTTGCCAACTCTGGTGTTGTTACTTCTCTGGTTGGTACTTACTCTACGCTTACATTCCTGAACACTGGTAACGGTGGTTCTCTGACTTCACCCAAACTTTATGTCAACTCTGGTATTATTACTGCCCTGGGTGATACTGGCGTCAATATGACAGTTCAGTGTGGACCTACTGGTAAGGTTAATGCCTTCCAGTTTGTACATACTGCATCTCAAGGTACTCCACCTATCATTACAAACTCCACAACCAAGTGCGCTAACTTAAACGCAGACTTGTTGGATGATATGAATACTTCATCCACAAACCAGATTGGATTGTCTATTGTAAGTAGAGATAATACTGGTAGTTTCTCTGCAAACGTCATTACTGCAAATGCATTTAATGGCGGTTCTGGATCCTTCTCCTCTGGAACTATCAGTGGTAGTTTGGGAGTCAGTGGTTCAACAACCCTCAACAATTTGACCGTCAACGGTACATTTAGTGCTGGTGGTACTTTCAGTGGTACTGCTGCTCAGGCAAATGATGTTGAGATCGTTGATACTTCGAACGGTGGATGGTTCTACCCAGTAATGTCCAAACTTCCTGAGAATGATGGTCTTGGTTATAGACAACTGTATCGTGACCAGGGATTCCTGTTCAACGCAAACGTCAACCAGATTGCTGCTACAGGTGACATTGTTGCCTTCTATTCTTCCGACGAAAGACTGAAGGATAACATCGCTCCTATTCCTAATGCTCTTGATAAGATTCTCTCGATCAGTGGTAACACCTTCGAGTGGAACAACGAAGAACATGAAACTGGACACGTTGGTGAAGATACTGGCGTCATCGCACAAGAGATTGAGGCACTCGGATTACCTGGACTTGTTACCACCAGAAAGGATGGATACAAGGCAGTTAAGTATGAGAAACTCACCGCACTCTTGATCGAGGCAGTTAAGGAACTCTCCGCTAAGGTTTCCGATCTGGAAGAAAAACTCAAGGATAAGTAAATGGATGAACCTGATTTCATTATTGATTTTGATCTAGAAGATATCTGCCTTCTCTATAAATCAGTCTCCGTACATTTGGAGACTGATGGACTAGAGGAGGGTCTTTCTGAAAGATTAAAAGATCTTCAGACACATCTTTATAGAACTATTTTGGAGTGCAAACTCGCTGGAGGGTTTGAATAAATACAAAAAAGAGGATATTATGTCTTTGAATTTGATTGATACTAGTGAGATTAAAATTAGTAATGACATGCAATATGTTTCCGTAAGAATCGGAAAAGATCAAAATCATCCAGTTATTGTTGTAGATAATTTTCTGGAAGATCCCGATTATTTCTTGGAGAATATTGTAAGTAAAGTTCCTCTTGAAAAGAATAGAGAACAGTTTGATGCTGGTGGTAGTTCTATCCCAGGATATACAGGGCAAATCTTCATGATGTTGCCTGAAGTTAGAAATGCAATAGGATATTTCATTGATAAATTTACCGATTTCGAGATACCTGATCCAGAGAATCTTAGGTATGCATTTCAGGTAAATGCCCTTGATAGTAGTCTACAATTTCCAAAGGCAATGATTCAACCTCATGTTGATCCTGCCATGTTTGCGTTTGTTCTTTACATGAACAAGGAAGTTGATACTGGAGAAGGTGATAATTATGCAGGTGGTACAGCATTTTATTCACACAAGACTGCTGGTTGCATAAACATGGAACATGTATTTGCGAAATTTAAGAGAGAAGAACCTTACTGGAATTACAAAGAATGGGAATATGATTTCCTGGAACAAGCTGCTGACATGGTTCCTCTAGACTACAAATGTATGGATCCTGTGTGGACAGAGATCCATGAAGTTCCAATGAAATACAATAGATTGGTTCTCTATCCATCATATCTCTGGCATTCTGCGAAGTTTGCATCCAGTGACTTCAAAGATAGACTTAGAGTTTCAGTTTCTGGATTTGTTGATAAAGATTACTTCCTATGAATCTGTCGGATCATATACATGATTATCATAATGTATTAGATGCTGATGAATACTTTCGACTTCTGAAGTTATTAAAGAACTTTGAGTTTCCAGACTTTGAAGATATTGCCGAAGATGCAAACTATTCTCTCAAAGGACATAGGCAACAGGTTCTTTTAACTGAGGGTGAGGTATTTGACATTGTTCATGCTGCCTTCAAAAGAACGATGCCAAAGATATTGAATGACTATCGTTGGTGTCTTCCAGATGGCGATGTCTTCGATAAATATAGTGGTTACTGGTTATGTAAATACCCAGAAGGAGGATATCTTTCATATCATACAGATATGGATGCCGACGCTGCTTCAGTTACTGCATCATTTCAAATCAATGATGACTATGAAGGTGGCGAAATGGTCTTCTGGAAAAACTATACGTTAGATAAACATAAAAACTCCATTCATGTTTATCCAAGTGCTTTGGTTTATCCACACGAGGTCGCCAAGGTTACATCAGGAACAAGGTACTCAGTCGTTGTATGGTTTGCTTACGATAAAGGAGAACAATGGTAGATTTTGGATCGCTCGAAAAATTAGTTAAGTCGAATGACTATCCGCACTTAGTTTCTCAAACTGATGTAGAGAACGTTAGAAAGATTGTTGATGCCAATCCATCTCTCTTTTCAAAGGCATGGAATGAACGTGGATCGAAAAGAAGGGATAGTGGGTGTATCTTTGTTCGACAATATACTCAGTCTCCTACTTCTGGACTCGAAAACGTCAAGGTTGATACTCTATATGGGTTCTTTTTTAAAGCACCTACAGGTATTACAGAGTGGCAACCATATGGTAAAGATGTGATTCATAGAAACCCCATCTTTAACTACTTTATGGGTAATAGATTTCTTGCATTTGATGCAGAAAACCCCACCGAAATTGTGGAAGAACATATTGACTTTGAAATTTTCCCAATGTTCCCTGCAAGTATTAAACACTTGTGTAATTTGATTGGGGATTTAGTAGGCAATCCGAATACATCCGAACTGGAAAGTATTTTCTCTGGTATTGATAATCTTGCCGATCCAGAACTTAAAGATTCATATGATTTGTCACCCACTTATTTGATTCACAATCGTCTCAAAAATAGTGTGGAGATTCTCTTAGTTAGAAATGATGATAATGTCGGGACAGTGAAGGACTTGCTCGCAAATGTTGCTGGAAGTAAGAGAACTAAGATGTATTTGAGTGCAAGTAATACCATTGATGTGATGGACTCATTGTATATTGATGAGAACACCTATGTGAATGTAAGTATCACATTTGATTCTAACGGGGTTCAGAAAAAGTTTGGTCAGAATGTGTTGCCCAAGAAGAAGAAAGATGCGCCAGCAGGCACTACTGCCCAAGATAACTTTACAAAGTATCAGTATTACAAACAATGTCATATTGATTCCCTGTCATCTATTTCCCAGTTAACAGAAAATTACTCTTGGTTGCCCGAAGGTTGGGCACCAGAATTAAACAACTGGGAAAATAGTACCAGTACAGAAAATCTATTTGCTACCTTCCAAGTATCTACGGAACATGAAGGCAACTCTATGCGCGTTGCATATGGATTTGTTGGACCTCTTAATGGTCCAGAACCACATTAAACAATCGGATTACTGATAACGATACCCATTGTTGGAGTAGTTTGCTTTGCCGGCGCCTGCACCGCCGCCGTTGCCTCCATTACCACCGTTTCCTCCGTTAGGACCACCGCCGCAACCTTGCTGACCATAACCGCCGCTATTGCCGCTGTTACCGCCACCGCCGCCAGCACCATTTGACTGGAGATCACCTCCACCACCGCCATTTCCACCGTTTCCGCCATTTCCTGATCTGCCATTTCCACTGTTTCCGCCATTACCACCAGAGGCACCTGGCCATACTAAATTCCAGTTACTTCCGCTCCATTCGTAACCCCTACCTCTGCCACCTGATCCACCATTACCACCATTTCCTCCGTTACCACCATCACCATTACATTCTCTCTTTTGTCCATTACAGAACCAACCGTTACATCTGACGCTACCGCTGTGTTGACCGTTGCCACCATTGCCACCGTTACCGCCATTTCCTCCGCCACCTCCAGCACCAAAGATTCCTACAGATGCCCATTGACCATTCCACATACTATCGGGAATCTTGATAGCACTTGCGATATGTAGACCAGTGTTACCAGCACCACCGCCATTATTTCCTGGACGACCAACAATTCTAGGACTACCTGTACCTACAAGTTCAACTTGAGCACCATTCAAGTCTCCACTATGGTTAATTCTCAGTGCAGGATTAGTGTCAAAGGATCCAGCATGACCACTAAAGATGATTTTTTTGTTTGCCTGAGAAGTCCAGTCAGAGTCTCCATAGATCTCCCATCTTGCCTGGAGATGTACAAAGTTTCCATTGCAATATGCATAAATTGTTTTAGTTGACCCACGGAAATTACTGAAATAAATCTGTCCACCAGTGGGAATATTATTGTTATACTGACAGTTTGGAACGTTACCACCTCTATATTTGGATGATAAGTTATTGCCACCACCAAATGTAGAGTTTAACGAACTCATGTAGATCGCACCACTGGCAAAGTAGTTATCAGTTGCCTTTGAGATCTGACCGTTTCCGATAATACCTGACATTATACTTTCACCAGGCACATCTGATGCCACCATTTCCGATCCATTATCAGCATTTGTCACAGAAACAATCTTCTGATTCTCTTCTGGAACTGCAACAATGTCATCCTTTGCAGATGTTGCGAGTTGTCTCAAGATTGATTGATTTAACTCTGACATGTATGGTACAATATGACGCCTGCCGTTATTTATCTAAATATACGCCGAGAAAGAGTTTATTATGAACACAGAAACAAAGTACAAAGAATTAGTAGACAAGGCACTCAAATTGAGAGATGAGTTGCTCCAAATGGAGAAAGATTTTAACGAGAAGAAAGAAGAATTTCTCCGATTGCAAGGTGCCATCAGTGTTTTGGAGGAAATGCAGACAGGGGTTGCCAAGGGATCCTGACTCTGTTATTCTACTTGTGTTGGTGGATGACCGACGGTACACTCCGTTGCTCAAAACCGACACATTGTAGTACGACACTAAACACGATGTCAAACAAAGCAACATTCGGTCCTATTCAATCGGACTTTTACAAGTATTCGGTGGAGTCTTTCCTCGCCGAGATGCAACCCAAGACCCGTGCGGACTATTCTTTCCAGTCCCGAGTTCGCTGGGCAAACGACAACAAACGTTCCTACATCACTTCGGTGATCCTGGGAATGGCACCCTCTAAGTTCATCCTGGCATCTACAGATGCCTGCCAGGTTACTTCCAAGGTTGCCGCAGACAAACAGTATTATCAGGGATGGAAAGGTCGCACTGTTGATTACCTCAACATCGACTCCAACAACCGTGTCACTACTCTCGCGGAGTTCATTCGCGGAGAGTTTGGAATCCAACCTGGATTCTATGACATTGCTGGTCAAGTTGTGGAGATCATTGAGGGAGAAAACGACATGTTCGAGACTCTGCCTAATGTTATCATGCAGGCATTCTCGAACGCAGTTGTTACCATCGAGATCATTACTTCTGCGACTCGTGATCAACTTTCTGAACTGTTCATTCGTATGAATGACGGTATCTCTCTGAATGGTCCAGAGAAGCGTAACGCAGTCATCTCCGACTTCTCTAACACTATCCGCAATCTTGCCACCGAGTATGAGTCTGTACTGAGGAACTTCTTCTCCAAGGCAGACATCAACCGTCGCAAGGTTGACGACTTCATTGCTGGTCTCGCACTGGTGTACTTTGGTGGTCTGAATACCACCATCTCCGACAAGTCCCTGTGGAGTGCTTATGCATACGGGTCCACTGAGGACAAACTCATTCACAAGTTCGAGTCGGACTTCAAGTCCTTCATCAACTTCATGGGTGATGATCTGAAGGCACTGCCTAACAAGAACTGTGTTCTTGACTTGTTTGCACTGGTGAAGGATCTGAAGGACAACAACTTCAGCATCAGTAACCGAGATGGTTTCATCGAAGGTTACATGAAGACCCACGCCATGAACCTAACTGACTTCACTACCTACACTTACAACAACGGTCGTGATGCAGTGTATAAGGAACTCATGCGTTCGCGTGAGTCTTCCTTCAACAAACTCCGTCGTGAGATTGTTACGAAGACCTGGAATCCTGAAGAGTTCTGCACTCAACTGGACCCCAAGCGTAACTTCAGCAAGGAACAGAAGTTCAGTGCTGCAGTGAGGCAGAACTGGGTAACTCCCGAAGGTAAGACCATCGACAAGGGACGACTCTTTGACCCTACCGCATACCACGGTGGACACATTGAACCCCACGCTGATGGTGGTTCTACCGATGATGCCAACTGTGCTGTACAGGAAGCGGGAGACAATCTGTCTCTGGGACGTAACCCCATCCAGTGATTCTAAATACGAGGGAGGTTCAACCTCCCTTTTTTTATGCCTGAAGTTATGACTGTAGTTGACTTACTTCCATCTCCTTTGTATGTTCAGGAGTGTCCATTTCATGATAAAGTTAAATCTTTATTTTTGGCAGAAATTGAGCAGCAAGACGGAGAAATCATAAAAAATCCACGATCTCATTCGTTGACCCATATAGATCACTATTCTGTAATTCAAGATGATCGTTTTTCGCGGTTTAGAACATGGGTAGAAAACTGTGCCGAAGACTTTATGTCAAATGTCATGGGATATTACCTCCCAGAGACAATGCAGGTCACAGATAGTTGGATCAATATATGCAATGAAGGTGGATATCAATCACCACATTTTCATTCTAATTCGGTGATTAGTGCCTTATATTATGTCAACTTTGACCCAGAGAAACACTCCCACACATATTTTGGCAGACCAAGATTGGGCATGTCATATCCACAATATAATGCACTTCAGATTCCATACCATAAAGAAACCAGGTACAATCAATTTGATTGTGTAACTGGTGCAGAGGGTAGATTGTTCTTGTGGGAATCACACATGATTCATGGATTCAAAGTTAATAATCACCCCAATCGCATCACAGTTGCTATGAACTTGATGCCCACCGTAATTTCTAACGGGGATTATGGGTGGAGGGTTCAACTTCTCGAACAAAGTGAACGAGAGGAGCACGTTTCTGCCTGGCGTCAGGGTCAACTCTGGGATTTGCCTAACCTGTTGCCAAAGGATCAGGAAGGCGGTACAGTAGGCGAGTAGGTTAAAAGACCCATGAAACTCTGGAACGCACTAATTAAGACCGCTGGCGGTCGTCTGGCGAGGGTAGAGTTTGAGTCTCCCAGTCATTGGCGTGGTGATGCTGCTGCACAAGCAAAAAGTGCCTATGGTGCGAGTGAAGTAGTCTCCATTGATCCTGCTACAATTCCTGTTAAGGATGCACCGAGTGCGCCTAGACCAAACATTTCCACTGCTGCTCTTGTATCCACATCTTTCCTGGATCATGCTGTAGGTTGGTTGGTGATTGTGCCTATTGTAGCAATTTGCATGGCACTACCAATTATTCCTATTGCTGCTGCAGTTGGTTATGCTGTCTGGTTTACCGTAAAACTCGCCAAGACTGGACCTTGGAATTAGAATACTAAATAATCTGTCAAGTCATTATTGTAAAATGAGCGAACAACCAGAAAAGCAATTACTGCAACAAAATCCCCCAGTGGAGTCTGCTGGTTCTACATTTGTTGGTAAGGGTGAAGATGGTCCACAAAGAATGGATCGTCTGAATAAACAGGTCAAGATTATGTCTGCGACTCTTGGTAACCTTGATGGTAGACTTTGTGCCCTTGAGAAACTATTGGTACAGGCGATTGGTTATCAACAAACTATTACCAATGTTGTACGCACAACATCAGAAGTAGAGGCAGAAGTAAGAGCATTGCGTCAAGAATTGGAATCTCTCCGCGCTGAATCTCGTTTCGATATGGGTGCGGGTGCTCCTCTTGATCCAGCAGTTGCACCACTTGGATAACTGTCCACAACCCATTGACTCCTGACTCAATCCACTCTATATTATTATTGTTCACCCAACACAACACATGAACAAAGACTTTGAATACGAGTACAGCGATTTCGATGAACTCTATGATTCAATGATGGAATCTGGTCCCGAAGATTGGTTGCCTGAAGCAAGCATTCAGGAGAGTTTCGATGCTGAAACTATGAAACTTCTGAACCAGTTCTGACACTGTGACAGTTCAATAACCTGCACACGGGGGTCGCCAAGACCCCCGTTTTTTTGTATTATTATCTTATCGACCGCAACGCATCAATGCAACTCCGTCCTCATCAGGAAAAGATTCTTGATCGTATGTTTGCTTATCATAAAGGACAGATCATTGTTCCTACTGGCGGTGGTAAAACATTGACGATGATTGTTGATACTCAGACCACTTACGATCTTATCAAGAAAGGGACCACCACAGTTGTTGTAGCACCTCGTATCCTTCTTGCTGAACAACTCTGTCAAGAGTTTCTAGAAGTTATTGACACCAAATATACTCATGTGATGCACGTTCACAGTGGTGAAACTCATCACTTCTCTTCTACTAACCCCGAGAAGATTCACCTGTTTGCTAACACTGCCCGCACCGCAGGTGAGAACGTTATTATCTTCACTACCTATCATTCTCTGCACCGTGTAATGGATGCAGATATTGAGGTCAACACGATCTACTTTGATGAGGCACACAACAGTATCACTCGCAACTTCTTTCCTCCTACTGAGTTCTTCTCCAATGAGGCAGATCGTTGTTATTTCTTTACTGCAACTCCCAAACATTCTTTGACTGTGAAGAAACCAGGGATGAATGACGTTGATGTTTATGGTCAGGTAATTTGTCAGGTTCCTGCACCCGAACTGGTGGAGGGTGGTTATATTCTGCCCCCTAAAGTTAATGTCCGTCAACTTCCACTTTCCAAGGACAAGAACAACTGGCAACGTGATGCGGACTACCTGCATCAGACGATCGTGGATGACAACAAAAACCAAGTTCTTGTGTGTGCCCGCACTACCAAACAGATCATCAATGTGATCCAAAATACTAACTTTGTCACTAAGATTGCTGCAGAGGGTTATTCTTGGATGGTGATTACTTCCAAGACTGGCGCTATCATTGACGGTCACAAAGTCAATCGCGAAAAGTTCTTTGAAACTCTGAATGCCTGGGGTAAAGATTCCTCCAAGAAGTTTATTGTTCTTCACCACTCTATTCTATCAGAGGGTATCAATGTTAATGGTCTTCAATCTGTTATTTTCCTTCGCAATATGGATTATGTTGGTATCTCTCAAACTGTGGGTCGGGTGATTCGTCTCGGTGATGAATCTAAGACTTACGGTCTAGTCACCATCCCAACTTATGACAACGTTGGTATCAGCACTGCCCGCAAAGTGCAGGCAGTTGTAGACACCATCTTCAATCAAGGTCAACCCGCTATCTCCGAGATTCGCAAATGAACTACACCAAACAACAACTAATTGATGCACTTCAACGGGAGTATGAGTGGTTATGCCATGATGATTTCGATCCTGATGAAGATCTAACAATGGAAGAACATCTAGATATGCTGCAGCAACTATCCTATGATGAGTTGGTAGAAGAGACATCGACCGATGACATTTTCACGTTAGATGAGTTTATGAGGACGTATGGGTAGAGAGCAAAAGTATTACAACTGTAACTCAAGTTTATTAGATCCAGTTTGTGTGAGAGATTATGTATCTCCTGATGGAATGTGGGCAGTAGTGCCATGCATTGGTGACAAAGAGTGGGTTATCATTCACAATGGAAGTGTGCTCAGT